TTGCGCTATCCAAGCCCAAACCGCATAATCCACTACTACCTAATACAAATCATCTACTATCAGATCAGAACTTAAGGAGCAAACATGCCAGCATCAACTTACCTCTCGAACCCAACAGTCAAAATTGGAACCGCAATCGGCACCATTGTTGACATCACCGATCAGGTCAGCGCAGCGACGTTGACTGTGACTGCAGAAGCTCTTGAAGACACCGCATTTGGTCAGACTTCACGCACCATGACTGCAGGCTTGTTCAGCAACTCATTGACCTTGACTGTGTACGCATCGTATGCAGCGTCAGAGTCGTACGCGGTTCTTGCACCGTTGCTTGGCACTAAATGCACCGTCAAAGTAAATCCAAGTAGCGCTGCTGATTCGGCAACTAATCCAGGGTTTATTTTGACGGATACTTATTTTTCAAGCCTGCCTGTGATCAACGCGTCCTTGGGTGAGCTTAGTGTTTACGAGATCGAGCTCCAAGGGGGCACGTACTCGGTTGACGTAACCGCATAATCAACGGCTCCAAGCCGACATAGGAGAACCATGAAAATTAAATTGCAGTTAAAGCGCACCGCCGACAGCGCACCCGAGTTCTATTACACAAACCTTTTTGTGGTTACTGAATGGGAACGCCTTGAGCGTCGCAACATTCAACAGCTCTCCGCAAACCCGTTGTACTCGGATTACGCCTGCTGGATGCACACGATTCTGAAGATTAAAGGCGAGCAAGTTGGTGACAACTGGCGCGAATGGCTTAGCAAAAACCCTGACATCGACATCCTGCCGGTACTGGACGAGACAGACCCAAACCCTACGGACGCGGCACCTACCGCCGCCAGCTAGCAGAAATTTTGGTTGCGGTCGGTTGGTGGCCTAGCAACATTGTGTTTGACACTCGGGATATAGCAACAGTCATTAAAGTGCTTAACGAGGCAAACAAAAAACGGAGATAACGTGGCAGGAGTATCGGCAAAAGTTGAGATAGTCGGGCTTAAAGATGCTTTAAAGACGCTCAACAAAATTGACAAATCTTTGCGACGAGAAATTACCAAGGATTACAAGAAAATTGTTCAGCCTGTTATTGACGATGCAAACAAACTTGTGCCGTCTGGCGTTCCGCTGTCTGGTATGGCGCGCAACTGGCAAACCCGATCAGGGTTTCAGATTTTGCCGTGGATACCTGGCATGAAACAAAAGATTGCTGCCAAAATCAATACTCGAGCAATCAAAGAATACGGCGGAAACAAAACCAATGTGGGCACGTTCGCCATTCAATGGAAAGGCGCAACTGGCACCATGTTTGACACATCTATGGCTGGTTCATTGGGCCGCGCACTAACTGCACGCTATGGCAGTAGTTCACGAGTAATGTGGAAAGCATACGAGCAACGCCAAAATGATGTCATGTCCGAGATGGAGCAATTGGTCAAGCGCGTTATGGATGAAGCAAACAGAGAGACCGCGTAATGGCAATCAATATCCCGATTATCAGCGAGTTTGACGGCAAAGGCGTTAACAAGGCCATAGCCGAGTTTCAACAATTAGAAGGCGCTGGAAAAAAAGCACAATTTGCAATAAAGAAAGCTGCTATTCCAGCTACAGCAGCGCTTGTCGGTTTGGCAGCTGCAGCAGGTCCAGCTATTTCGGCTGCATCCGATCTTGGCGAAAACTTGTCTAAAGTAAATGTAATTTTCGGTGAAGGCGCAGCTGAAGTTGAAAAGTTTGCCGCGAGCGCAGCTAAAAGTTTGGGTCAGTCAAAAAACGCTGTACTTACCGCAGCAGGCACCTTTGGCACGTTTGGAAAAGCAGCAGGATTGAGCGGCAAAGAACTTGCTGGATTTAGCAACGATTTTACAGCGCTGGCATCAGACCTTGCATCATTTAACAACACAACACCCGAACAAGCTGTTCAGGCTATTGGCGCAGCATTACGTGGCGAATCCGAACCCTTGCGACAGTACGGTGTTTTGCTTAACGACGCCGCGCTTAAAGCGGCAGCGCTCGAGTTAGGAATCTACAAGGGGTCAGGCGCGTTAACCGATCAGCAAAAAATACTTGCAGCGCAAAAAGTTATTTTTGAAAAAACAACCGACGCACAAGGCGACTTTGCCAGAACATCAGATGGTTTAGCAAACAGCCAGCGCACCCTGACAGCACAAATGGACAATTTGCAAGTGTCTATCGGTCAAGCGCTACTACCAGTAGTTGAGGCGATTTTGCCATTGGTACAACGGTTTGCGGCATGGGCTGCTAACAACCCAAAAACATTTTTAATTATTGCTGGCGCTATCGGCGCGGTCGCTGCCGCAATTGTTGCGACCAACATTGCTATGGCACTCAATCCGTTTAGCCTGATCGCTGCCGGCATCGCGTTGCTGATTGTTGGTTTAGTTGCGGCTTACAACAAGTTTGAATGGTTCCGCGATGGCGTTAATGCGATAGTCAACACGATTACAGGGTTTTTTGCTGGCATGGTTAACGCCGCTGTCGGCGCGGTAAACGCAATCATTAGCGCATATAACGCCATTCCGTTGTTGCCAGACATTCCAAAAGCACCGACAATTAACGTGCCAAAACTTGGTGGCAATGAAGCTGCTCGACCAGCTGCAGGACGCATGGGCATACCCCGCTTTGCTGATGGCGGGATAGTCATGGGGCCAACACTTGCGCTTGTAGGAGAAAAATCCCCAGAAGCAATAATCCCACTCAACAAAATGAATCAAGGTGGCGTAACCATCAACGTGACTGGCGGACTCTCAACAAGTGCCGAGATTGGTGAATCTGTTGTTAACGCTTTGCGCGCCTACTCACGGAGTGCAGGGCCGTTGGCTCTGAACATTGCCTAATGCCAGGCGTTGCGGTCGTTGATTCAGGTAACTATGACCTGCAAATAGAAACAGGCTTTATTGTTAACGCATTCACGCTTGACAACGTGACGTCAGGTGTACTTGATAACACGTTTTTTGTGCTTGATGGCAACACCGAATATGCCGACGTTATGGCTGATTGCACCAATGTCAATGTCAGGCGCGGTCGTCGAGATGTCGGCGATCAGTTCAGCGCTGGCACGATGACATTCACGATCAGGGACGTGGATGGGATTTTTAATCCGTTCGATAATTCCAGTCCGTATTATGACACCCCGCAATCTAAGCCAGGTCTTGCACCTATGCGTAAAGTGCAGCTCATCCGATACGACCTAAGCAACAATGCCCAATACATCTTTTCTGGATACGTCATTAATTTTGACTACAACTTTGCGCTTGGCGGTTTAGACACCGTAACCGTGTATTGCGCTGACCAGTTTTACCTGCTGTCACAGACCTACATGAACGAATACAACGTCAGCGCTCAACTATCAGGTGCGCGCATCACCTCTGTTCTTGACTTGCCAGAAGTTGCGTATCCTGCATCTCCTCGAAGCATCGCCACCGGCACAGTCAACCTTGGCCATGATGCCGCTTACACCGTGCCAGCACAAACAAACGTGCTGCAATACATTACCCAAATAAACGAGACCGCCGAGTTCGGTCGCATATTTATGTCACGATCTGGAACAATTACATTCCAAAACCGCATCGGCACAACTCTTAGCGCGACCGTAGCAAACTTTAACGATGATGGCACAAATATCAAATACGACGGTCTCGGCATCTCATTCGAGGCAAACGAGGTCGTCAACCGCTCTGTGGTCACAGCCTTAGATGGCAAAACAGCAACAGCAACTAACGCTGGGTCAATAGCAGAATACTTTACGCAAACCAGCGCCATCACAAACAGCCTGCTACATCAGCAAACAGAAATAGACACCGCAGCTGCCTACCTACTCCATCCGCAACCCGAGCCACGGTTTACATCGGTGGAAACCAAGTTTTTGATGCTGACCGACGCACAAAAGGACACGCTTGCCACGGTAGAAATCGGCGACACTATTTCAATAGAAAAGACGTTCCCAAGCGGTGCCGGCACAACCCAGTTGGCACAAGACCTAAGCGTGGAAGGCATTGAGCATTACCTGGACTATTCAACAGGCCACCGTGTGCTGTACTCGACTTCCCCGACCGTCATCGTTTATGAGCTGATCTTAGACAACGCCACGTATGGCACACTTGACCAGTTCAATGTTTTAGGATAGGAGACACTATGGCATCACCATTTCCATTTACCGCTGGCCAAGTACTTACTGCCGCGCAACTTAACGGCATCGGCGAATCAGGCACACTTTTTACACCGACAATTACTAACGGCGTTTTAGGTAACGGCACAATGTCGGCAACATACCAACGAGTAAACAAAATTGTTATTGCAACTTATGCTTACACATTAGGTAGCACATCAACCATTACTGGCGGTTTACAATTCAGTTTGCCTTTCACAGCCACGTCTTCAACGAATATGGGAAGCCAAAACCTTGGCGCAGGGTTGTTTACAGATATAAGCGGTGGTGTTGACTATGTAATTTCAAGTTATTTTGTTTCAACTGCAAATGTTGGGTTGCTTATTTCTAACGCGTCTGCCACTTACTCAACAATTGGGCTAGTAAATGCAACTGTGCCTGTCGCATATGGAACTGGAGATGTTATTCGCATCAGGATTATTTACGAGGCTGCATAATGAACTACTTAGACCTAATCAAACCATGGGAAGACGAAGCCAACATTGAAACAGATTGGCTATTTGAGCGCATCCGTTTGTGGCGCAGTCAAGAACTCGCTGCATCGGATTGGACACAAGTAGAAGACAGCCAAGCCGACAAAGCAGCCTGGGCAACCTACCGCCAAAAATTGCGCGACCTGCCAGCAAGCAACGCAGACCCAAAAAAGATTAAGTTCCCAACACGCCCTGCATGAAATGGCGTTACCTCATCGGCTACGGCGCACTAATTGCAGTCGTTGTGTGGGGATGCTCTGGGTGTAGTTATGACGGCTCATACCGTTACCCATGCCAAGACGCAGCGAACTGGAAAAAACCAGAATGCGAACCACCACTCTGCAACCCATCTGGTACGTGCACAAGGGATTTGATTTATGAAACCACGCCTTAAACCTGAAGAACTGCACGCTCGACTAATTGTGATTGTCGGAATTATCCTTGCCAGCGTCTTTGCCGTCACCGTGCTCGGGTTTGTTTATGCGCTGATGTTTGTAACCCAGCCAATCGGTCATCAATCACCCAATGACGCAGCATTTATAGACCTGCTATCAACCTTGACCGTATTTATGACCGGCACGTTGTCAGGCTTAGTGGCCTCAAACGGACTAAAGTCAAAAGCGAAAGAAGGAACCAAAGATGTTGAAGCCTAAAGACAAAGCCCTATTCGCCTCATACGGTCGCTCAATGCTTGCCGCAGTTGTTGCGCTCGCAGTAACAGGCAACACCGACCCATCCGCATTGTTAGCAGCTGCGATCGGCGCGGTTTGCCCAACAGCGTTGCGTTACTTCAACCCAAAAGACATGAAGTTTGGTCGTGGCAGTAGCTAAGGCTAAGCCTGGCGTGCCAAACGCACGCGACTACATAGGCAACGCCGACGGCGCATCACCAGCGCCCCGTGCCGGCATGAACGAATGGATTAAGCAAGCAATCGCTGCATCAAACGGCGCGCTTTGGAACAACGGGTCTTGGGGTCAACGTGACATGCGCGGCAAGCCAGGCTCATTGTCAGTTCACGCAACTGGCAGAGCAGTTGACATGTCGTATCGCAAATCCGAAAAGCAACCAAAAGCAGGACGCAAAGAAGCCTTGGTCTTTATTGACAAACTTGTTGCCAACGCAAACGATCTCGGTTTGCAATGCATTTTGGATTACTTTCCAGAACCACAAGGTCGAGCATGGCGTTGCGATCGGTACGCATGGCAAAAATATGACAAGCCAACAATTCATGGCGCGCCAGGTGGCGACTGGTTCCATATTGAGATAACGCCACAGGCCGCCGACTCGGTGATCTGGGTAAAAGCCGCATTCTTAAAGGTGTTCGGGGAAATCCCACCCAAGGCTTGATCTATGTTCTAGGGTCGGAGTACCGACAAAAGGACAGGCAATGACTGACCCACA